AGGAAGACGAAGTATCCCTGAGCAAAGCTCCGAAACACGATTGGACGAGTCACTACGCTGATGCGTTTCGTTACCTTGCCATTGCGTGGCAAGAGGAAAGATTGCCCGCCAGCGAGCAGCGCAAGCAACGCGACCCCTACGGCTACGACGAAGACGATGAGGACACCTGGAAAACCGCGTAAATGGCTTTAGACCTCGAAACCGCACTCGATCAAGTCAACCGCTTCTTAGACGACACGATAGAAGCGCGCGAACTGAGCGAGAAGTGCCGGGACTACTTCGACCATAAGCAATGGACCGAGGAAGAGGCTAAAAAGCTCAAGTCACGTCACCAAGCGCCCATCGTCGTTAATCGCATCAGGCCGAAGATCAAGGGACTGGTAGGTCTATACAACGTCCGGAAGTCAGATCCCAAGGCTTACCCCCGGACAAAGAAGCACGAGAAGGCGGCCCATGCGGCGACTGATGCCTTACGGTTTGTCGCTGACAACAACGACTTCTCGGATATCCGGCTGAACGTCGCAGAAGAATTCTTCGTCGAGGGCTATGCCGGCGCTGCTGTCACTGTACGACAGAAGAAAAACGGAGAAATAGAGATCGTTACTGAAGAAATCCCTTGGGACCGAATCTACTTCGACCCGCACAGCCGTAAAAAGGACTTCTCCGACGCCCGCTATATAGGCATGTATCTGTGGATGTACGTAGATGAGCTGAAGGAGAAGTTTCCGAAAGCCGATATCGACGCATTGATGGCCGATAACCACCACACGGACGAAACGACAGAGGACCGTCCACGATGGGTCGATTCACGGGAGGAGCGAGTAAGAATCGCCGTCCACTTCTGCATTCACAAAGCCGTTTGGTACATGTCTATTTTCACGGAAGGCCTGTTCCTAATGGAGCCTCAAGAATCTCCTTACCTGGACGACGAGGGAGAGCCTACCTGCCCGATAGAACTGGTGTCCGCGAACGTGGACCGCGACAACCGCAGATACGGAGAAGCGGCTGGGTTCTTGGACCAGCAGGACGAGATCAACCATAGGCGCTCGAAGTTCCTGTTCATGAACTCCGCCCGTCAGACCCACGGACGCAAAGGCTCCGTCAAAGACGTTCAAGCGCTGAAGCGCGAGATGGCAAAGCCTGATGGGCACGTGGAATGGGATGGCGAGGAATTCGGGAAGGACTTCGGCGTTCTGCCGACCGGAGACATGAGCCGAGCCCAGGTCGAACTCTACCAGGACGCGAAGGCAGAACTCGATTCCGTGTCCTACAATGCTCAGTTAGCGGGAGAGCGTCAACAGGGCGACCTCTCAGGCCGCGCGATTGAGAAGCTACAGGCCGCTGGAACGATAGAACTTAACCAGGACTATGCATTACTCGCAGGCTGGGAGAAGCGCATTTACAGACAGATTTGGGCCAGGGTCAAGCAATACTGGACCGAAGAGAAGTGGGTGAGAGTCACGGACGACCAGGAAAATCTTCGTTGGGTAGGACTCAACAGCCAGGTCACGGCCCAGGAGTTCCTGGAAGAGACGATCAACGACGAAGCCAAGCCCCTGACAGAAAGAAAGCAAGCTGCCGCAGCTTATCAATTCATGGTGCAGAACAACGACCCCAGATTGAATGAAATCGTAGGCGTTCAAAACGCGGTCTCCGAGCTTGATGTCGATATCATCATTGACCAATCATTCGATGTTATAAACATCCAGCAAGAGCAGTTCCAGATGCTCGTACAGTTTGCTCAGGGCTCGGATATCGACATCATCGAACTGATCGAGTTGTCCCAACTCCGCGGCAAAGAAGAGTTGATCGAGAAGATAGAGAAGCGCAGGGCTCAAGCGGCAGAAGCGGCTGGGAACGTCGCCGACATTCAGGCCAAGGGCGAAGAAGCGAAGACCATGAAGACCGTGGCCGAGGCGGATAAATCTCAAGCAGAGGCCATGCAGAAGAAGATCGAAAACCTGTTACTCATCCACCAACCGGAACGAGTAACAAACGTACATGTTTAATCGGTCGTAACCGCAGGACGACGCTGCAAGTAGTACCTGAGCCACCTTCGGGTGGCTTTTGCATTTCCGCCGCCGGGATAAACCGATGCGAAAGCAGATACCAGGGTACGAAGGCTTATACGAAATATCGGATGCGGGTGAAGTTTACTCCGTTAGGAGAGGAATAAGTCGGAAGTTGAAGACGGACAGGAAAGGGTATCTCGCGGTCAACCTAAGCAAAGATGGAGTGGTGAAAACGTGCAAGGTGCATCGGTTGTTGGCTTTAGCGTTTATCGAGAACCCAAACAACTATCCGCAGGTAAACCACAAGGACGGCAACAAGCGCAACAATTCGCTCACTAACTTTGAGTGGTGTAACAACAAGCAGAACGCAGAGCATGCATCACGCCTTGGCCTAGTAAAAGGCGGGCGTAAAAGTGTTGGTCTCAAAGCCGTACACATTCAAACAGGCGAAACGATCTTATTCGCAAAGCACAAGGACGCGGAGCGTTACGGTTTTGATAGCAGCACCATCAGCAAGTGTTGCAACGGCAAAAGGAACTCACACAAAGACTACCAATGGGCATACGCAAACTGACGCCGGGTTGCGTGTGTTCTTTTTCCTAACGGGCGATAGCCGCCGCCGGGCCATACGGGCGCTTTGAGGTGAACATGACTGACGAAATCGATACCACCCAGGACAAGGTAGAAGACACCGAAGTCCAAAACGAAACCATCGATGACCTTTTCAACGCCAAACCGGAAGCTGAGGTTAAAGCCGAAGCAGCCGAGGAAGCGAAGGGCGAAACGGAAACCGAGGAAACCAAGGTAGAGGCTAAAGCCGAAACCAAGGAGACCGCGAAAACCGAAGCGGAGACGCCAGCCGCAGAGAAGGAGTCAGTCCCGTTAAAGGCATTAACCGAGGAACGACATAAACGCCAGGAAGCCGAGCGAAGGGCGCAAGACGCTGAAGCCAAGCTCAAGCAGGCAAGTCAGGAAGACAAGAAAGTTCCCGATCCCGTAGAAGATCCCGAAGGTTATAAGCAGTACATGGAGGACGAGGCGAACCTGAATGCCTTGCGCACCAAGGTCAGTCTCTCCCGTGACATCATGCTTGACCTGAAGGAAGACTACGCGGAGAAGGAAACGGTTTTCGTGGAATTAGCGAAGACTAATCCCTTTCTTGTCCAACAGATGAACGCCAGCCCCAACCCGGCGAAGTTTGCTTATCAGACGGCTGTGGAGCATTTGGATGTCCAGCAATACCGAGACCCGAAATTCCGCGAGAAGTTGGAAGCGGAAATTAAGGCCAAGGTGGAAGCTGACCTAAAAGCACAGCGGGAAGGTAAGCAGCCTGACAAGAAGTCCGCCCTCGATGTGCCTGATCTCACCAAGGCAACCGCAGCGGGAAAGAACTCCGACAAAGGCGAGAATCTCGCCGAACTGGACGACGTCATGGAGGGCTCCGCCTTCTAACCCCTCGGTTGCCACAACCTTGAGGCAATCGAAATGGCAGGCTCTACAATTGGATCGGCTAACCAAACCACTCGATTTCAGAGTGAGGTGCGCCGAGAGTATGTACGAGGAGGCAGATTCGGTCCGTACATCGGAAAGACCGAAAACGCCATTATTCAAGTCAAACAAGACCTGAAGAAGGTCTCCATCCCGCTCGTCGCCAAGCTCAAAAGCGCCGGTGTCAGCGGTTCCGCGACCCTAGGCGGTAGTGAAGAGGCGTTGGCGAATTTTGCCGCGACGCTCGATCCTACCTACTGGCGTAACGGCGTTCTGATCGACAACGAGGAGAACGAGAAGTCCGAGTTTGTCCTGTTCCAAGAGGCCCGTCCGGCCCTGATGAACTGGGGCATGGAGAAAAAGCGCGACCAAATCATTCAAGCCATGGGCGCCATCGAGGCGAGCGGTACCTACGCGAATTACGGTGGCACCGAAGGCTCGAAGGGCGCGGGAGCCGCGAGCGCGGCGAATATGGATACTTGGCAGGCGGCCAACACGGATCGCATTTTATACGGCGCCGTTAAGTCCAACCTCACTTCCGGGGATCATACGACTTCACTGGGGACCATCGACACGACCAGCGACAAGCTGGACGCGGACATGGTGTCACTGCTGAAGCGTATCGCGAAACAAGCCTCTCCCCTGATTCGTCCCGTGTTGATCAAGAGCGACGAGCCGTGGTTTCTGTTCTTCATCGGCTCATACTCGTTTCGCGATCTGCGGGCCGATCTCGATACCAGGCACCAAAACGCCGCCCCCAGGTCTTTGAAGGACAATCCTTTATGGACCGGAGGTGATCTGGTCTATGACGGCGTGATCGTCAAGGAAGTCCCGGAAATCGACATCTTCATCGATGGCGACGGCTCGGGAAGTCCGTGGGACGGCGTGTGGGGCGCCAATGCCGCTTCTGCGGATGGTCTCGATAACGGCGGTGACACGGCAAGCCGGATCGGGATTGGTTTCCTCTGCGGGGCTCAAGCGGTGGGCTTCGGGTTGGGTCGGATGCCGTCCTTCAAGAGACGTAAAGAGGACGACTACGAGCACCTGAACGGTGTCGGGCTTTCGATGAAGCACGACATCAAGAAGCTCTTCTACAACGCTAAGCAGCATGGAATAGTCACGTCTTTCCATTCCGCCGCCGCTGACAGTTGAGTGAGTGACGGGTAGGCCCGGGTTCTGAATATGGACCCGGGTTTTCCCGCCGCAATCATAAACGTTGGACAGTTTTGACCAGCAAGCCTGGTCGAGGAGTTTAAATTGGTCGCAGAAACACTCACAGCAACACGGGCCGGCGTCGGCGTTAACACGGCCGGCGTCGGCCAAGCAGGGAACCTCAAGGTAGCCGTGGGCACGATCGAGATCGCGGCAAACGTCGAAGATGGAGACATCTTCGAGATGTGCAAACTCCCGGCGGGCGCCGTGGTCGTCATGGGTTGGGTCTACGGCGACGACCTCGATACGGGAATCGAGGCTTTGGATATGGACGTCGGCTGGGCCGCGAACGGCGAAGAGTCCGCCGATCCCGACGGGTTCGGGAATCTCGGGGTCTGGTCCGGCGACGCGGTGACGGATATCAAACCGGAAGTCTCGATTTACTATCCGTTCGGTGGAGTCCTTCGTGCCACGGGACCGCAGTTGTTCACGGCGGAAACCACGATTCAGGTGGAAGCCAATGTCGCCGCGGCCACAGGCGGGACGGGGACGTTGACGGTCGTGGCCCTGTACTTCATCGATCCCAACTACAGCATTACGTAAGGGACGGGGGCGAGCAATCGCCCCCTTTTTTATGCTCGATAGGGAGTATTGGGAATTCCGTCAAGATTGGCTGGAGTACGTGAGACGTGTTTGGCAAGGACGAGGCAGAGTCGAGGAAATAAGGGACGAGTTACCTGAGCGTCTTTCATTCCAAGCCAGAGCCAGGAAAGCCTTCGAGGCAAGAAATATTCCCTGCGGACAAGTCAAGACCTGGGTGAACGTCCAAGTCCCCGTAGACACGGATGGATACGCGCCTGGATATCCGCATACCCACGAACCAAAGAACGCGATGACGTTGGTTCACTATCTCTACCCCGGTGACAAACCCGCTCCGCTCGATGTATTCCAGGGTGAGACTGTCATTGAAACGATCTACCCCGAAGTTGGGCTGACGGTTTTCATGCCGAACTCCCTTTTACACGGAGTCAGAAATAACCGAGGCAAGGAGAATCGTATTGCCATGATCGCAACCGCACTAGCGAGGTAACCATGAAATTCGAGTTCATCAAGAAAGTCGATGGAGAAGTCATGTCCTTAGGGAGAATGGTCAAGACCGGCGATGTGGTCGACCTGCCTCCGCACTTAGCCAAGAAAGCGCTGAAACGGCCCAACGACTACCGAAAGGTAGAGACAACCGAAGTCTCCGAGGGACAAGCAGTCGGAGAATTAAAACCCCGCCGCGGTCGTCGGCCGAAGGTGAAAGTTGGCGACGAAAGCTGAAGCCAGAAACCAGGCCCTTCAACTCCTGGGAGTCCTTCAGCTGGGCCAGTCCGCTCAGTCTCAGGACGCCACGGAGTTAGAAACGGCATACACCGAAGTTTACGCCGGTCTCAAAGAGGAAGGGTTAGCGACATGGGCCGAGGCAGGCTCGGCTATCCCGGACAAAGTCGTGCCGCATCTCGTTTCTTTGATGGCCCTTTCTCGTACCGATACCTACGGCGTTTCGGATTCACGTTATCAGCGAATCCTGAACCGAGCCGGGGCTAACGGGCGGATCGCCAAGAGAGAGATTCGCAAGGTCACGACGCCGGATTATGAGTCGCTCGACGAACCCACGGATTACTGATGGCAAACGTCCCTATCAATTTGACAGGTGCTACGTATAGGGCCCGGTCACTGCCTTTATCGGCGCAAGTCACCCGAAATCTTTATCCGGAGATTGTCGACAATACAGCGGCTAAAAGCCGGTTCGTACTTCAGAGTTTCCCGGGATTAAAGCTCTTCGGCGAAGGAACCGGAACCGATAGAGGAGCGTTCGAGCACTTAGGAACGGTCTACCGAGTCCTGAGCGCCACGCTTTTCTCGGTGGACTCAAGCGGGACGCACACATCTTTAGGGACGATTGCCGGCACCGGCAGGTGTATTTTCGACGGCATAGGGTCCAACATC